ATGAATCAAAACGAATACGAATTCAGAGTGCTGGATTTAAAAATTTCGCAAGCCATTTCACTGTTGAAAGAAAACAGAGAAAACGCCGAACGATCCGATTTTTACAAAACCATCCCCGAATGGGTAACGCTCGAAACTGCCTGCAAATTAAAAGGCGGCGGAGCTTTTTTAACCTACAAAACGAAACCTTTTTTACAGCCGTGCTGCGGAACGAATTTTTGTTACGTTTGCGGTCGAAAAAGCTGGAACAAACAGGATGTCATCGAATGGCTGTCGGTAACGGATCACAGCCTGAAAATATATGCGCAAAAATACGGCGTAACGATACCGGAAAATTACGCCGGAAGGAGTAAACAATGACAGATTTAAACAAATTTACGGCGACGGGCAGGGTAACGGCAAACGCCGAGCTCAAGTACACATCATCCAATACGGTATTCGCAACCTTTTGCATCGCGGTAAACGAATCGTATAAAAAAGACGGCGAATGGAAAGATAAAGCAAATTTTTTTAACTGTACGATTTGGGGAAAGTATGCCGAATCAATGCATAAACATTTGATGAAAGGCAAACAGATTGCAATCGAAGCGAAATTGAACCATACCCCGTGGGTAGATAAAGACGATAACCGGCACAATGATGTCGTTCTGAATATTCAAAACATCGTTCTTTTAAGCGATCCGAAAAATAAAACCCGAAATACGACGGACATCAATCCGCCCGAAGAAGAAAAACCCGACAGCATCCCGTTTTAAAACAGAGGAGAAAAAACAATGGCGAAAATAATAACCGTATCGAGTTACAAAGGCGGGGTCGGAAAAACAACGATCATAACGGCAACGGCTGAAATCCTTGCGGAACGAGGATATAGCGTCCTTGGAATAGATTTAGACAGTAACTGTACGCTTACTCGGTGCTACAATAAATTATTTCAGGATATCACATCAAAGAATTTGTTGTCGGAAACAGTAGCGGATTTTAAGGGCATATACCACGCAAAAGAAAATATCGACATTATTCCGTCCTGTCTCGAAAATAATTTATTAAATAATATTATGGATATCCAACTGAAAATCAATTTGCAAAAAACGGGGCTGAAAGAAAAATACGATTATATTTTAATCGATCCGCCGGGACATTGGTGTTCGCATACACGCAACGCGGTTTTTTGTTCCGACATTTTGATTTTACCGGGTACGTGCTCATCGTTGGATTTTTCCGCAATTGAATTGTATTTCGATATTTTGAAAAGCTGTTGTATCGAAGCCGATACCTACGTTTGTATAAATAAATCCAATACAAAAACAAATGAACCGGGCATAATTGAAAAATATCAAAATACGTTCGGCAGCTTTTTAATTCCGGGCTTCATTCCTGATATCAAATCGCTCAAACGGCTGACAGAAAACGTAAATTACCCTATCAACGCAGCTGTAAAAAAACGCCTTGAAAATTATATCGATTATTTTATCACAGGAGATAAAAATGCCTAAACTCGAAAACAGCGGATTAATACAAAAGATCAGTCTTGCCCAGATTATTGATACCGGCAACGTCAGGGAAAATTACGAGGACATCGAAGAACTTGCGCAATCAATCAAAAACGACGGATTAATGCAACCCATCGTTGTAAAACGCGAGGGAACGGATCCCAACGGTATTCAACAGTACGAACTCATTGCCGGACACCGCCGGAAAAAGGCTTTTGAATATCTTTGCTCCAAAGGCGACGATTTCAACATGATCGATGCCGTTATAAAAACCGGCGATAAATTAACATTACAATTAATTGAAAATATTCAACGAAGCGATTTAACCGCTGCCGAAAGAGAAAGCGGACTTGCCGAAATGCTTGCCACCGGTATATCGCAAAGAGAAATAGCCGCAAAACTTTCAAAAACGGAACAATGGGTTTCAAAACATTTGGCTGCACATAGAATTCGAAAATTTTTACAACAGCAAAACATCGATACCGAAAAATACGAAACTACGACACTGAATTTGTTTCGCACAGTCCCCGAATCCGATTTAGTCGTGTTGATCAAAAAAGCGGATACACTCGGAGGAACGAGAACCGCGTTCGAAACTGTTTTCCGCGAGTACAAAAATAAATCCGTTGAGCCCGAAGTTCCGAAAACTGCACGAGTTGAAAAAGCTGAACAAACATACGATACGACAGACATAATCGGCAATGAAATGCACGTTGCCCCCTCTGACGATTTGAAAGTAAAATCGGAAACAAAAAAAACATCGGACCCGAAACAGACACAAGAAGTCCGCAACAAATCGGCATACGACACTCCGATAGAACCGGAAGATAAATTGTTAAGCGCAAAATTTGTTTTCGGAGAAATCGACGCATACATTAAAGCCGTTGAAAGTAAAATTAAAACACTGGAAGCGGAAACCGAAAAAAAACTGCAAGCGGCAAAAATAGATGCCGCCTATGACATTATCGCGCTTTTACATCGGGGGGATTAAATGACCGAACGAAAACCCGGCTGGGAATATATCTACAGCGAAACCTTAAACCAAGAAATCGCTTGCCATATAAAAACCGGTTGGGTTTATTGCCAAGACGGAACGAAATACAGTCCGAAGGAAATAAATTTGTTAAAAGAAGCGGCAATCCCGAAAGCTGTACACGATATAAAACATCTTTTTGACGGAATAATTATAGAAGTAGGCGAGAGAAATAACGCAAAAATGGAACATAAAGAAAATGTTACCGAAGCGTCTATCGACGTAGACGAAAACGGAGAACCGTATATTTTTTGATTTCAACAGGAGGCAAAAATGATAATCAACAAAGGAACATTATTAATTGTCCAGCATTGCAGACAAGGGACTTTTAAAGCAAGAGCACTAAAAACATTCGACTCGGGAAAAGAAGAATTTTACCCCTTAATGCTTGAGGATACGGCCGTTTATGGTATCAATACCGACTGGTTTAAAGGTGATGAAATACCGTGTCGCGCCTCTTTGGCAAAAATCAAAGTTATCGAAGAATAAGACTGTAAATAAAATGAATACAAAAGGTCTTTTATACGGAGAATAAAATGCTGACTTTTATCCTGAAAAAAGAATGGTATAACGAAATCAAAAACGGTGAAAAAACGATTGAATATCGAGAAGTAAAACCGTACTGGGACCGACGTATCTGCAAATATAAAAACTGGTACAGTCAATTTATTGCACCGAAAAATCGAGCAAATTTTCGTAGAGATTATCCAGTGGTTTTTACAAAAGAAAAGGCGATATGTATATTACGGCTTGGTTGTACAAATAAATATATGACCGCAATTATTAAAAAAATTGAAATTGTTAATGGAAAGAATACGGATTTGCATATTGACAAGCCTGTATTTGCAATACACTTCATGGATGCGATGGAAATTTCGTTGGAAAATTGGGGATATTTTTGAGAGAAGATTAAGAATGACCTACCTATCTGTTTGTTCCGGCATTGAAGCAGCGTCCGTCGCATGGGAGCCGCTGGGCTGGAAAGCAATTGGGTTTTCGGAGATTGAACCGTTTCCGTGCGAGTTGTTAAAACAAAAGTTTCCTAATGTAAAAAATTATGGAGATATGACAAAGTATGAAAACTGGGACATCGGACAATTTGACGTTTTGGTCGAAGGCACACCTTGCCAGTCTTTCTCAATCGCGGGAAAGCGAGACGGAACAAACGACGTGCGAGGACGCCTCATGTATTCCTATCTGGGAATTGTGGAAAAATATAAACCCCGTTGGGTTGTTTGGGAAAACGTGCCCGGCGTTTTATCTTCCGGCGATGGAGTTGATTTCGCGTCATTTCTCGCCGGACTGGAGCAATGCGGGTATGGGTGGGCGTACAGGGTGCTTGACGCTCAATATTTCGGAGTGCCCCAACGACGCCGTCGAGTGTTCGTTGTTGCGCATATTGATAACAGATGCGACCTTGCCGCAAAAGTATTATTTGAGCAAGAAAGCCTGCGCGGGAATATTACGTCGCGCGCAGAAGCGAAAAAGGAAACTTCCGGCGCTATTGGAAAAAGCATTAACTATTTCCGTCGCGGGGGAAATTACAAATATCACGTAGATGAGAAATCATCCACGTTGAGATGTACTGCAGCTAATGATTGTTTCGATTTGATTTTAGATTCTATCACTTCGAAAAAATTACGTCGTATAACACCGATTGAATGCGAACGACTACAAGGCTTTCCCGATAACTGGACGCGAATTGCGTGGCACGGTAAATCGGCAGACCAATGCCCAGACGTCCCTCGCTATAAAGCGATCGGCAACAGCATGGCAGTGCCGGTAATGCGATGGATCGGAAACAGAATAAAAAATATCGAAAAAAGCGAGATACAAAAATGAATCGTCTTCTTATCGGCGATTGCCGCGATATATTACCGACGCTTCCCACAAGTAGCATACAATGTGTTGTTACAAGTCCGCCGTATTATCAATTACGAGATTATGGCGTAGAGGGACAAATAGGACAAGAAAATTCCGTCGAACAGTATATTAATAATTTGGTTATTGTTTTTAGTGAAGTAAAGCGTATATTGAAAAACGATGGTACGTTATGGCTTAATCTGGGAGATAGCTATGCCGGCAGTGGCAAAGGCAGAAATCAAGACGGACGGCAAGGGAAATTAGACAACGGAAGCATACAAGAAAAATATACCGGAAGACACACAGGAAAACTGCAAAAAACACCTGCGTCGAATGGATTGAAGCCAAAGGATTTAATTGGTATTCCATGGAGAGTAGCCTTTGCCCTTCAAAAAGACGGCTGGTATTTACGACAGGATATTATTTGGCACAAACCCAATGCAATGCCGGAACCCGTTAAGGATCGGTGTACAAATGCACACGAATATATTTTTTTATTATCAAAAAAACCTAATTATTTTTTCGATTACAAAGCAATACAAGAAAAATCCGTAACCTTTGAAAACCGATTACCGGCAATAGTACGAAATAGAGAATATGGATATAGAAGTAAACTTAATAGCTTATCTGCAAGTTTTAACTTTAGACGAAATGACAAGCGCGATCCTATAAAACAAACTTATCCGCAAAAAAGGATTAATCGAAAAGATAGCGATTACGATATTACAAAGCGCAACAAACGAAATGTTTGGTCTGTAAATACACACCCGTACAAAGGAGCGCATTTTGCTGTTTTTCCCCCGGCAATTATACAGCCGTGTATTTTAGCCGGAAGCAAAGAAGGAGATATTATCCTCGATCCTTTTTTCGGTAGCGGTACTGTTGCCGAAGTCGCAACATTATTAAATAGAAATTGGATAGGAATTGATTAAACCCCGAATATAAAGAATTGTATAAAGACAGGCTAGGACTATTTTTGTAAAAAAAATAAAAGAGGGTAGAAATGAATACAAAACAAGCAAAAAAATTACGCAAACAATACAGAAAAGCGTTAAACAGTAAAGCACGAAAATATCTCAAGTACACAATTTTTGCGCTCGCACGTAAACGCGATATACTTGGAATAATCGCAATCCTCGAAGCTGTTATAATCGGTATTTTATCAATTTTATTAGTAGTTCACAAATGAATTTCGACAAATATAAAAATCGCCTAATAGAATATTTGCAACTCAAAGATATAAAAGCGCAACGAGGATTAATACGCTGTTTTAATCCGAACCACGAAGATAAAAAACCGTCGTGCGAATTATTCGACGATCATTTTATCTGCTATTCCGGTAAGTGCGGCATCCACGGCGACATTTACGACGCTGTGGAAATACTGGAAGGCATTACGGATAAAGCCGAACAATATAAAGCGATCGAAAGGACATTCGGTAACAATTATACACCATCAACGTCAACCGTAAAAACCGAAGAGAGATTTATTTCCGATCCCTCCGCATGTGCCGCATTGGAAAAATATCTTTTAAAAAATCCCTCTGCCGAAAAGAATATAAAAATATTTTTAAGCGATAGGGCACATGCAAGCGGCGGAAAGCAGGTTTTATACCCTTCTGGCATAAAAGACAATTTGGTAAAATATTTTTTTTACTGGCCCGGCATCGACATCGCACGTGTGGAAATCGGTATAGACGTGCTGCGCAATGCCGGCGTTCCGCTCACCAATCCCAAAACAGGATACTCAAGCTGGCAGCACTCCGGCGTTATAATCAAACTGGGCTCCGGTTACAAATTACATTATTATCAAAACGGTACCTGTGAAAAACGCGGTACCAAATCGTGTTCTACCTTTCCGATGCCGGGCGCAATAGACACGAGTAAACCGGTTATACTGGTCGAAGGTGAAATGGATGCGCTTTCGTGCGTGTCTGCAGGTATAGCAAATGTGTTTTCTTGCGGCGGAACAAACGGTTTAACGGCTCCTAAAATAAAACAACACCTATTACAAGTCCCTGAAATAATATTATTTTTTGATAACGATTCCGCCGGCCGCAAAGCCGCAGGTCTGGAAGCATTTGCGGAAGACGATAAACGGCAAACCAATATTCCTGAAATCATATTAAAAGCAGGATATACAGGAAAAATAAAAATTGCGGTATTTCCTGAAAAATTTTTGTATAAAGATCAAGACGCGGCCATTATAGCAGGTAAAATCGATGTCGTCAAAAAAGCAATCGAAGACGCAAAAGAATATACACCGCCGATAAAAAACAAAAAAACGAACGGTAATTTTTGGGAAGCTTACGATACTGTAAGCATTAAACGCATACAGGGCCTTTTAAAGAAAATACCGCTTGAAATTTTAGACGATAAAGACATCGAGCCGTTTGTTTTTGCATGCCAAAAAGCGTGCGGCCATTCGCAAATAAAACAGGAACTTGCAAAATGGGGCGCCGCTCCTGAATTGCTTGAAAAAGAAAACGATACCACGCCGTACTTTTTAATCGAAGCCTGTGAAAAATACGGAGTATCAAAATATTTACGTAAAGAAATTGAAAAAGCCCTTATCCCTGAAAGCGAAATACTCAAAAAAATAAAACTCCAAAAAACGATAGTTGATATAGACTTCGCCGCAATAGAAACCAATGATAACGCCTTGCAATTTTTAACGACAAAAGGCGTGCGATCGGCCGCTCAACTTGTCGCCGATGTATTAAAGGGGAAAATGATATACGTCGAAGCCGAAAAAAAACACTATTTTTTCAACGGACACGTATGGACTCGCGAACCGGACGTTGCAGGAATATCGTATATTATTTTATGTAATATTTTACGGCATTTTTTAAAAAAACGCATAGGTAATAAAGGCGAAATATATGAACTTCTACAAAAAATCGAAGGACGACGATTTCGCGTCGAACTTGTTCAGGATTTTTCAGGACTTAAACCGGAAGTGTTTCGGGAAAGCGTTTTATTTGACGGCCCTACGGTAAAAGAATCGCTTACTCTACTTGACGGCGTTATGGATTTTTCCGGGAATAAAATAGTTTTCAGAAAATCCGAACCCGAAGAATACCGGCGTGAGCTTCTTCCTTACAAAATGGAAAGCGTTGAAAAAGCATTAAACCCCGATAAGTTTTTGGAATTTATGAAATCCAATTTCAAAAACGAAGAAACACTGCAAACCCTTATGTATTATTTGTCGCTCATTCCAAGCCGCAATACACAATACAAGTACGGCGGTATATTTATCGGGAAGACACACACCGGTAAAACGACAACAATCGAACTTTTAAAAGATATTTATATAAATATGCTTGAACGCTTGCCGTCCGATGTTTTGGTATCACAAAACCGCCGCCGACTGTCAGGAAACGAAGCAACACCGTATATAGCACGCCTTGAAGGGAAAGGTGCGGCAATCGCTCAAGAAACAGAACGCAATGGCTACCTGAACAATGCATTGTGGAAAGAATTAACCGGCGGCGATACATTAACCGCCCGCGGTCTTTATAAAGAACCGCACGACTTTATACCGACATCACAAATTATTATGTGTACAAACCATAGCCCTCGTTTCGACGCCCACGACGAGGCAACAATAGATCGTATGATTGTTATCCCTTTTTCGGTACAGCACAAAAAAGGTGAAAAAGGCACAAAATCTTTATCAACAATTTTAAAATCAATAAAAGAAGAATACCCTGCTATTATAAAATATTTTGCGCAAACCTATATCGATTTGAAATACAACTACGAAGGCGCAATACCGCTATCCGAAGAATGTAAGAATTACAAACAAAACTATGTAAAAGAACAAGAAACAGACCTCGATAAGTTTGTAAATGATAACCTCGAATTTGATATGTCCGGCAGTGCCTTTGAAAAAGTACAAACTGTTTATGAGCGCTATTTAACCTATTATAATTTATCGGCCGACGATAAAGAAGCACTTACACGCAACAAATTCGTCCGCTATCTTAAACATGATTACCTTGAAATAAATTACAAACAAAAGAAAATAGACGGCAATCCCGAACTTTGTTTTTTTAATATCCGATTGAAACCATTCGAAGGAAAAACCGAACAGCCGGCATTAAAAGACAGTTCAAAAAATGATAACCGTACTGGCATAAATAATTATGATAACTACGAAGTACCACCGGATGAAAATCCTTTCGAATAAAGGTTTTAAATGAATTTTTCACCTGTAAATATTTTGAAAATGGAAAAACAAAATTTTTCAAAAATCGATACAACAAGAGAAAAATATAAAAATTTTTTTATTGAAATAAATATATATGCTTTTAATAATTGTTTCGCGTATGAATATAAAATAAAAATCGAAAAGATTATTAAACAAAAAAGTCCTCATCCTGACGATTTTATTTATACTACAAAAGACGCTGCGAATTCCGCAGCAAAGAAAGAAATACGAGAAACTTGTAAACAATCTCGAAAAGCACGGCGAACAATTGAAAATTTCAAAATAATAAATTATAATCAATTAGAATTATTTTAGCAAAAGGAGAAAACAAAGATGTCTCAAATTGCGAAAATGATAATTAAAGACCCTGAAGCTTTTCATGTTCTTACGGCAGATACAAAAAAAATGATTCTTTTAGCGGCAACCAACACGGTGAATATACAAGCCGCGCTCGCAAAGAAAAATGCAACAAAAAGGATAAAAGATAATTTTATTATTCGCAATACATTCACGGCGCGACAAATACAATTTGATAAAATGCCACTCGGACTGTACGGACTTAGGGTAATACATTCTACCGTTGGTATAACTCAAAAAGCGGCTTACATGGAACGTCAAGAAAAAGGCGGGCCGCATAAACCTGAAACAGGCTCAAAACTGGCGATCCCCACCGATATCGCCCGAAGCGGAAACAAAGGAAAGCCGGTTGTAAAAATGTACAGAGTAAATAAAATAAGGATGCAAAAAGTAAAAGGCCCGTTCAAAAAAAATATTGCCTCGAAAAAATCGCGACAAGTTGCACGCGCTTATATCGCATTCAAAACCGGTAAATTGATCTCATACAACAATAATCTTCACAAGGTTACCCGTTTTTCTGCGCAAAACGGAAACGTGTCATTTAAATTAAAACAAATATATAATTTCTCGAAAACGCAAACCGTTACACCGTCCACTCCGTTTTTTAAGGCTTCTTGCGAAAAACCGGCAGCAGACGGACAAAAAATATTCAATTCTCAAATGAACAAACTGCAAAAATAATTTATATATAATTTTTGCCATTACAGTATCTTCTTTTTTTTCATAAACACATTGAGTGTCATCCACGTAACATTCAATTCTTTTGCTAACGACAATTTGCTTCTTCCGACAGCTCTACACCTTCGTATATAAGCGGCTTTACCTGTTAATTTGTAACGTTTTGGAAGTTGCCCTTTAAGTCTTCCTATTTGCTTTCCTTCTTTTCTTGCCCGCGCAAGACCTTGTTTCGTCCTTTCTGAAATTAATGTCCGCTCGATTTCCGCCGAGAGCCCAAAAGCAAACGCTAAAACTTTTGATTGAATGTTATCCCCAAGTTCATACCCCTCCTTTATTGCAACAACCTTTACCCCTCGTTCCAAAAGATAGTGCAATACATTTAAAATCATCATTAAACTACGCCCCAAACGTGATAACTCCGTACAAATTATTAAGTCATTTTGATTAACAACCATCAGCAAATTTCCGAGTTTTCTTTTCTCGGGGTTTTTTGTACCACTCACATACTCAGAAACCCATTGTATGTGATAGAGTTTTCGTTTTCGACAATAAGCGCGAATTGCAATTTTTTGATTTGTCGTAGTCTGCTCGTCCGTCGAGACTCTGATATACCCATAAACCATTTTAATACCTCCGTACAATCTTATTATGAATAAATAATTTATGGGAACGGTTTATTGATACAGTGGGGAATATCTGCGGCAAACACAACGGTAAGCCTTTTTGCGGCGTACAGAAGAACCTATAGTATATTTGTCGCGGGAAACCGAATAGATGGCGAATCTTCAACTGATAATATTATTATCACAAGTAAAGCAAACAACAGTTTTTATATAAAATGGCATCAGCACGATAACTCGTATAAGGTTTTTTGGCAAACGATCGGCGTGTAAATGTCATCAATTCAAATTTATGCCGAAAATCCAATGATAAAAAAATCGGTATTATGATTATCCTCTGGATTTACAAAAAAACGAGTGCTTTCTTTTATGCTCCAAGCTGTTACATCATGTAGGTTACTTCCATGTCTGCCGTCAACGATAATATATGACTGCATTGCAATATATAAATTTATCCATGTCCCTCCAGACGGTATATTAATCTCTTTAAAAAACTGTATAGTCAAACCGTTCGTTAATAACCGATAGTTAGCCACGCCAACACTACAGATTCCGACGGCCCTCCAATCGTACCGATCGTATGCTCGGATATACGCCGTAGCTCCGTCACGTTATTATTATAATAATTAAAACCTTGTACAATGCGATATGAGCTTATACTTGTATATGCCAATATATCGACGGTTGTTCCTAATCGTATATCGCCCCACTGTATCAATAAACCGTTCCTATATTTTATATAACTCGCATTTTCGCCGAAAACCTTTGTTCGTACCATGCCGGACAAGCACTCCCAACTATCCCCTGTGTAAACAAACTCATAACAGCCGCCGGCATCAAAACAACCTTTACCGACAGGCTGGCTGTCCATCGTTATAGGCTTTGCCCCCGTACCGTTAACATTAAGCGCAGGATTATCAGTCGCTATAGCATTCTTGAATTTTATTGTAATACGAGCACCTACAACCAGAACAATATTTTCAACGACAACGCTTTTTGCCTGTACGCCGGCATCTGTATTACACACACCAAACCCTATTTGACTGATATTATACAGCCGACCAAGTCCTACTTGTTCGCCCGTTACTCCATGCGGATTGTTTTTGTTTTTTGCGTGCGCATCGGTATATGCCTTTGCATTAGCTAGAACTTCCTTATCTTTGTTTTTTGCAAAGTCTTTTGCACTAGATAAAATTTGTTCGTCGGACGAAACCCGTTCATTTTTTTCTTTGCCGACAGCGGCTAAAGTAAACCTGTTTGCCGTTGTCAGCGTTTCCGTGTCTTTATTTATTCGTTCTTTGGCTTCTTCTAATACTTTTTTATCTGTGTACGTTTGCGTTATCTTATTGATCGCATCCAAAGTGTCCGATTTAAATGCATCATCCGGCACCCCTGACAACGCTCCAAAACCGCCGAATGCGGCCATAAACGCAGCTTGTCTAAACCCGTTTATATCATTTATCAAACTTGCTAAAATCGGAGTACCGTCAACACTGTCTTCGCTTGACGCATTTATGGCTTTTCCTGCCGGATATTTGGGATCGGTATCATCCCTGTAGTCCGTATAATTTTCATCAATTTTTATCATATTAACTCCTTAAAACTAATCTACCCATTCAATAAATACAACTGCAACCGTGTGTACCGGTTTTATTTTTAAAATAAAATATTCAACAAACTTTCTAAAATCTTTTTTTAATTTTAATTTTTCTATATATAAAATTTCACCCTTTGAATTTCTTGCAACTCGCTTACAAACAAAAAAACAAAAACCCCAATATTTTTTATCGTTTTTTATTGAATACACTTCTGAAACATCGTTTCGTAAAACGGTTGGATCAAATCCCCCGTCGCCGATTCTATAGCCGCATACCGCTTTTTTATTTCCACAGCACATTATTTTATTTTTACATACTGCAACAAAAACAACATTTTTTTGCCTCGGATTGCTTATTGGTACATTTTCTACAACTAAAATATCTTTATCAATGTTTTGTAATATGCTTTCCAAAAACACCGCCGATTGTCCGCCCTTATTTATCCGCCACAACGCGGCAAGAACATTTCGTTGTTTCTCCAGTTCTTTACTCGAAAATACAACGGCAAAAACTTTTTCCCAGTCGGCAACACATCGGCTTGTTTCGGGAAACATATCAAAATAAACCTGTTCCATCTCACGCCGTATATCTTCCGGTAACACGGCAATAGCTTTTATCAATTTTCGTTTATTGCTATCGATCGTAAAATTAAAAGCACGTGAACGAGGAAATAACAATTTTATAGCATCGAAAAAATTGCTCAATATTGTACCCCGTTTATTGTCAGCGCTTCGAGCTTTGCCAGTTCGCCGTTATCCAATGTATACATATCAATTACGCCTGCGCCTTTTTTCATTTCAGCTGTACCGAATACGGCTTTAACAGACACCGCTATTTGATTGATAACCGTTATAATATGATTTCTCGAAATAACATTTGTGCGGTTGTTATCATCGGAAAGTCCCCGTATATACAAATCTCTATCTAAAAAATAATTTTTTAATGCTGGCTTTACGACCCGCGCAAAGTCAGAAGGAGCAATCCCCGATACATCAGTAATAACAACATCAATATCCGTTACGGTTATTGCTTTTATATTTGTGTATGTCCCGTCATTTTTTGGGTCAAGTACCGCCGTTAAAGGTCGCCGTGTAGCCTTGCCCGTTTCCGGATCATACGTACACGCTTCACCGACTTTTTTTAACAAACCGCTATCAGGAACCCGATCCTCATATACTTCAGGTATACCCGATACATACAGCAATACGCCGCCGGGTTGCTCTTTATCATTATACGGATACACATTCAACACGCCCGGAACTTCGGACGCCCAAATCCGGTAGTCCGCCAAAGCTCCGCCTTGCGGTTGCAAACGAAATCGGTTAATAACCCTATTGCGGTAACTCGATTCAAGTTCGTTATCAAGTCCCACCTTTGTAACACCAGAAACCGTCGCTTCCGTTTTTATAAACCCGTACGGATTTACAAAAGTAAGCATATCGTTTTGCTCAAGGTTTCCGGCCGTTCCTAATTCCGTACAAACAACCGATACCGTTTCTTTTGCGCGTAACAAAGTTTTTGTTTCTTCGGTTATATAAAGTTTCCCTGTTACGCCGCTTTTTAATTGTGCACCGGAATACAAAACACTTCCGATCGTCAGAACCTCAACAGCTATATTTCCACGCCATTGTACACCCGATAACGGTTCCCCGACACCGAACAAAATACCCAGTTTTACAAGCGGCCTAAGTTTTACACCTAAAATCGTAACCTCTTGCCAATCAGCCGTTTCAGGAAACATTTGTAAAAAATACCAGCCGACCAGTTTATACAAAACAATAAAAACACCGGCAAATACCTTACATAAAACCTTGATAAAGGACTTCGGTAAAATCCGCAATTGCGTGTTAAATTCATGTTCAAACGAACTAAGCAAAAGCTGCTGTACTTCTTCAATCGTTTTATTTTTATACGCCATGTATTCCGTTCTCCCAAAACAAAGAAAATTCTTTTTCGTATAAACTTGTACCGTTGTTTTTAATTTCAATTTTTAAGGCAAAAATATTTTTTCCCCTCGTTTTCCCCTCCGTAATAATTTCATCCGCAACACCTTCGTTTTTTAGCCATTCCAAATCAAGCACGGCCGCCGTTTCAGCTTTCCGTATATTTTTTACACTCAAGGGTAAACCGGTAATTATCGCTTGAAATCGCGAAATCATTTTTTCATTTTCCAGTGTCTCCCTCAATGTATTGGCCCACCATGTACGACGGTTTTTAACCGTGCCGGCATCATCTTTATTCCCTCCGAAAAGAGATAAATATACGGCCGTCGAAAAGTCTTTGCACGGTTTTACACATCCGTTTTCAAATACAATATCGCCGCCGTCCGGCGTTTCGATTAAAAGAATATCGCCCTCAAAAACGCCCATCAACCGCCCCCGTGTACCACTTTTTTATTTTCAATATCCGCAAAATCTCCCGCTTGCAATGCCCCGATAGCAGTTATCAAAGCCGCCTGAAAAGCGGAAGGGCTGCCGTTTCCCGGTTCTGTGATAGGAGTTTTTAATGTCCCCAACAACCCTTGTAATATCGCCGTATTTTTTTGCAACTGTGTTTTCAGTTCTTCAATTTTGATAAGCCCGCCGTAATCATTGCCGTTTATTTCTGTATTGCCTTTCGTTTTTATTCTGCAATCGCCGTCCGCTTCAATTTCGATATTGCCGGAATTAAGCATTTTGATTTTTGCAACGATTTTTCCGTTTTTATCGCGAGCAAATAAAATCCTTTCCCCTCTCTTTGCTCCCTGCGATTTATTCAAAACACCGGCTACTACCTGTTCACCGGTACCTCCGGCCGGTACCAACAAAACTCTATCGTCTTTACACGGAACCGAATCATCACCGGAAGCGGAAAACAAAAGAGGTTCCTCGCTAAAGCCTTTCCTTGTTTCAACAGTAAGAGCAGTAAACGTATCGTTTACAGCCTTTAACACCTTGCCTATTATTCCCACGGCAACACCTCCGGAATGTTACCGGTATAGGAGCCGGGCAAAACTAAAGACAGCTGCGTTGTTTTTTGATCACCGGTACGCACCAACTTTATATTGCGTGCAACAAAATTGGTTTCCCTGCGTATCATCGCTTTCGGCGCTTTAACGCATACACATAATCCTTTTTTGCATAATTGATTATCAATTAGAATGTGTCCCTCACACGATAAGTCATACGCAACGCAATCGGCAAACATTTTCCCCGCCTGCGCATTAACCGCTTTTTCCAAATCGCTTTGCGTTTTAGCATCGTCAATGACAATCGATTTATAACGCACAATCCCCTTATTGATTAAATAGTTGTTTTTAAACGTGTAGGACAAGCTGTCATTTTCTTTGTCCGTCTTCATGAAGCCGGTAATATGACTGAAAAAACTTTGTGCGTTAAATTTAGGCGTTACGGACAATAAAGGCGCTTGACCTTCGACAAACGAAACATCCGCTTTTTTTTCTTTAACTTTAAAAAAAAGCAAATTTCCTTTTTCGTCGTTGGTAAAAAGTAAATCGCGCTGTTTTAGAAGTTTCGTCAAAAACGATAAAACGCTTTCAGCAGGTTCGCAAGTAACTTTTTCAAACGCTTCGCCGGGTTCCCCTTGCACCACGACATCAACGTTATACGATTGCGCCAATTCGTCGGCAATTTGTTTTACAGTCAAACCCTTGTATTGGGTAGGGTATTTAGCCGGCGGCACATTGCAATCGTTTAATACGCCGCACAACGGATAGCCCTGTAACGTTATTTCTGCCGAACTGTCTTCGAGTTTCGGTTCCGGCGTTAAAAGTTTTCCGTTAAAAACCAATGTGCCTTGGTAATAAATTTCACACGATTTAAAACTAAACGGCTCAATCGCTTCCTGCAAATCTTTCAAGGAGTCATCATACGGCGCGGAAAAAGAAAAAGTATCAAGCGAATCAAAAGACAAATTCAGCTCGTAACCGGTAAAGCCGACAAATTTCTTTCCGCCGATAACGATAGCGACATCCTGTTCGCCGTCCGCAACTTCAATCGTCGTCTTAACCCCTGCCGGCATTTTTTCTTTTACAGGAATGACTAATATATCGTCGGGGAAAATCAGCGGTGAACCGTCTATAGCCGTCTTTCTTCCCGTAAGCTGCGGATTAGCCAGTACAATATCATGCCATTTATTGAATGATCCTAAATACTTTATTGCAATTGCGCCGAGCGTATCGCCGGAAACTACCTTATGCACTTTTGACATAATATGTAATCTCCCTGCCCATCGGCAACAAAATAATTTCGTCGGCCGTAAACTTGTTTTCAAAAACAAGTTCGTCCGCATAATCAACCGATCCGTATAATTCTGCGCTTAGTTCTATAAGCTGCCGATCTCGGTCAAGCACAATGGTACGTTGCATCGGCAGGGCAAATGAACTGTTTATAATAAGCAATACACTTTTGTAGACCAAATCAGACAGCAAAAAATACATATTGCTGTTTGTATCAACAAAACTATTCGTTTTTACCTTTGTGTCATCAAATTCTTTTACGGCTTCGAATAGATTTATAATCGTTCCGGCAGCAGACACCGCTTCACCTCTCGACACATGAACAGTTGTTTTATCTTTTTGAGCCGAATTTTCAGCGACCTGCAAAGCAACACCGGAAGCAATTGAAGCAACCGCGGCCCCCAACGATAGGCGGGATGTCATAACAGCATTTGTGATATTGCGGGTACCGAACGGATCGTTTCTAAATTGATTTATAAGCGTACCGATTAAAGCCGAATATCCTTTTATCTTTTCTGCAACATTGATAAGCACCCGCGACGGATACCGCATTAAATTTAAAGTAAAGCGCGCCGTATTTAATCCGTTGTTAATTGTATTTGAACCTTTATCAAATAACATGGTAACTGAATTTTTCAACTCGGCAATCGTTGTTAAAAAAGTACCGTAGCTTCCGGCATTTGAATTTACCAGTGCTTCCATTTTGTTTTTTATTTGTTCGGTTTGTAAATTTAAAATTGATTTTTCTCGCAATTCATCATCGATTGTATCGGCGGCTATGCCGCGCGCAAAATCTTCACACGCGGCATCTGCAAACGCTTCATATTTTTCTTCGATTTCGGCAGCAACAACCGCTTCAAGCTTCGGGATAATGTCATCGGTAATAATTTTTACAAACGCAACTTCAACAATCGATTCATTTAAACCGGAAAGCAAATCATCAACCCGTTTTATTTTTCCGTGCGGTACCACTTTATGAACGCCGTATACCGGATGCTGCAATTCTCCGACGCCTCGTTCAAACAGCATTGCTTCAAAGCTATCCGCCTGCTCCATACAATCGGAACCGTTAAAAATACAGGCAAGGGGAAAGCTTGTCGCCCCCGCGCCTTGATGCTGTACATGAGCGCCGTCTTTATCGGGAAAAGTAAAAAGCCCTGTCTTTAAATCTGTTTCTTTGGAAACGCTGCCGAATAAAAATGTCAATTCTTTGCCGGACGGAGATGTGTATTTTGCTTCGGTTATCCTTTTTTCCCATTCCACAACACAACCCCTTAATAACTCCCCGAAACGGCAAGGTTAAAAGCGGGCGATTTTGGAGCCTTTGAAACCCGTGCTTGCGTACCCTGTTCCGCGCGTACCGAAATTTCTGCATGCTCGTAATTATCCTTTCGCGAATAATAAGCTGCCTGTTGTGCGCCGGAAACAGGAGCGATCGACGGTTCTATTCTACCTGAAACAGAACCGTCGGTTTTACCCATAGGCATACTGACCGCCGGTTCCTCTATCCCTTTTATCTGATTTCTAAAAACATCTATATTTCCTGCAAAATTTTTGAAAAGCTTTCCAACACCAGGTACTTTGCCTAAAAGTTCAAACACCCCTTGCAGCGGCACCAATAACGCTGACAAAATCGTCGCACCTATTTGTTTTAATCCGGCAACAATACCGCCGTTTTTAAAAGCCTGTGTAATTTTATCCCACTCATTCCAAAATTCACGCACAACGGAAATAACAACAGCAAAAGGGCCTGAAAAAACCCCGATAATTCCCAATACTGCTTCCTGATTTTTCTTTATCCAATCCCATCCCCTAGCCATTGCCGCCGTAATATCATCCCAGTGTTTTACACAAACAATGATAATCGCTACCAACGCCGCAATTGCAACAATAATAACGCCGAGCGGATTGGCAATCAGCAACACATTAAAAATCGCTTGTACCGCATTCATGCCTTGCTGTACAGAGGTAAGAGTTTGTACAGCACGTACCATACCCATAATACCGGATACAACAACGGCGGCAATCATGGCCGCTTTATAAAGCCCCCACGCAATGACAAGCGATATAATTACAATTCGCATTTTCCACAAAACACCGACTACTTTAAAAATAACGGAAAATGCCGTTGTTAAAAAATTGATAATCGGCGTCGGATCAAAATTAGTTATTGCCGTCGTAAGATTTTCAATTGCCTTTCCACCCTTGTCGGCAAATGCATCGACAAATTTAAACCCCAATTCGGTCAAGGCGGACTTTAAAACTTCTATCCTGTTTGCCAACGATCCGCGCATAGCGGCGGCAACATTGGCAGCCGTTCCGCCGGCATTTTGTAATTCGCCGGAATATTTTTTTAATCCTTCTGTTCCTTCTTTAAGCAAAAGCGTTACACCCGTTACAGTTCGCTTGCCGAAAATATCGGTAAGGGCCGCCGTCTTTTCCGCATCCCCCATACCTTTCATGCCGTTTTCAAACTGCCCTAGTATATCTATGATATTTAGAAAATTGCCCTGCGCATCGGTTGTTTTCACTCCCAGCTTGTCCAACGCCTTTTGTGCACTGCTCGACGGCGACGCCAAAGACAGCATCATATTGCGCAACTGTGTACCCGATTCCGAACCCTTAATTCCGCTCGAAGCCATAACACCTACCATTGCCGAAAAATCTTCAAGCGATTGTCCCGTTGCCGTAAACGTTGCCGCGCCCATCTTTGCCGACTCAAAAAATCCGCTGATATCCGTATTAAACATATTTGTCGTTTTAGCCATCACATCGGACAAGCGGTTCAAATTTCCTTCAAGCGCTTTTTCGTCTTCTGTTACAAGACCGAATGCACCGAGCGCATCGGTAGCTATATCGACTGCCGTTGTTAAATCGGCTCCGGCAGCCGTGGCAAGGTTTGTTGTGCCTGCAAGCAACGCCATAGACTGCTTACTTGTCAAACCCGCCATTGCCATTTTATCCAGCGCACCGGCGGTATCTACCGCATTAAATTCGGTAACGGCGGCAACGTCTCTTGCAACTTTGCCGACCGCTTTTAAATTATCTTTATAGTCGGCCGATGTAACATCCAAATCTTTAAATTTTGCGGTTGCCCCTGTAACGGCCGCATCGTAATCGATGAATTGCTTTGTTGCGACACCAATTCCAACACCAACAAGCGCAATACCGGCGAGTGCGGCCCCTTTTGCAAAATTTTTTAATTTCATACCGACATTTGCAAGCTGTTGTTCGGTTTTGGTAAATTCGTTTTTTAGCGTACGCCCGACGGTTTTACCCTTGATCCCGATTTTATCTAAAGGCATCGTGATATTATCAATCAATTTATAAACCGTTTCGATCGCGTATTTTGTCGCCATCACAAATCCTTTTGCAGCTTGCAAAGCTCTTTTATCCGCGCCCTATAAAAAAAGCGGATTTCGTCAACCGTTATTTTTTCCAAAGCCGGCAATGCGTTATAATCCATGCAAATTTGCAATAGCTGGAGATTAACGCCCTGCACGCCGTACACTTTTTTTTCTTTTCCGTCGATTGCACATACGGACATCAAACGGATAAAAAAAGCGTTGCAACATCCCTAAAAAAAAGCCAGTCGGATATATCGATTTTCGAAAAGTATTTCACTTCCTTGCCCGTCATCGCCGACACAAACCCTTGCAGTTTATGAACGGACTGTTTATCGCTGTAATTATCCATCGACATAAACGCATGTCCCGTGGGTCGTTTTATCATCACGGTATCGCCGGCAAAATCATCGGATAACGACGATATGGTATAGCTGATATTCCTACCGTCAACTTCAACACGGCCGTTCATACACGCTTTTATAAAGCGTTCTTTCAGCGGTTTAAATGCTTCCGCGTCTTCCGCCGTCATTGCACTTTCATCATAATCAATTTCATTCATTTCACAAAAACGCTCAAATTCCGCAACGGCCGTATCTCTATCGATTTTAATTTCTTTTTTTTCATCCATCTTTACGCTCCCTGCTTTTCGATTTTCCCTTCAAGCGAAATACTTGCCGTTCCTTCTTTAAATGAGATTTCTATATCATCAACGATCTGCACCGATCCGGCAAAAATAGCACCGTCGTTTGCCGTGCCGGAATAGTCGAACATTTTGCCGGAGTTTTTCAAATCCTGCAAAAATTCATCGTCTCCGGCGTCGAAATCAATAACCAAACTGATACCTTCAATCGAATCGTTCTTTCTCGTTTGGGCAACTCGGTTCGTTCCGTCGCCGTTCGGTTTTACTTCGTTGTTTTTTCCGCCGAGCTTCCACTTCGCATCGTCGTCCGCATCGCACGTAAAACGGCGACCGTTTAATGTATGACTTTCAAAAGGGCCTGCAATCATTTTTATACCTCCATTTATTCACCCAAATAAAATCCGAAATAAATATCGGAATCCGAAATTTCAACATTGCCGGACAATTTCACGGGAAACTGTACGTTTACTCGTTTCGGATTGTTTTTGTCGATTTCAACTTTCATATTTTTTTTGCTGAATTCCGGCTCTTGAATAATCGCTTGCATTGCGAGCGAATCGGCGAGATTTATAAACGATGTTTTAATCGTTTTCGGCTGTACCGCTTTTTTGTTGTCCGTAATTGTTGTATCGCTTACAAGCGGCGCACCCTTTAAATTGTCCGCCTCCATAATAAGACGCACGTTAAAGACAACGTTTTGTAGTTTAACAAGATCGACAACATAGCGCTTACTCGGAAACTGCCCCTCATTGGCAGGGTGATAAAACGTTACAATATCGTTTAATTCCGCAACGTTGCCGTTTTTAATATTCGTCGAAGAACCCTTGTTTACCGAAGCGCTTCGCTGTATGTAATTTTCTTGAACATCATCGGCACCGCAATGCAAGCCGGTTAATAAGCCCTTATAGCCTTGCGCCGGATTGCTGTTTGCCGTCGTAACAACATCGTTGACAAGCGCGCGCGCCGCAACAACAAAGGGCATTTCGCGGGTGCCGACGGAAACGACCAAAAAATTGATTGCATCGTTTTTTCGTGTATCCGTTACCTTTGTGCGTTCCGCCAATGCGTCCGTACAGCCGTGGCAAACGAGCAGCGGCTTTTTTTCCAAAGCAGACCAACGGTTTTCGCCGAACGCCTGATAGGTATCCAGCCGCGATTCTTTTTTATAATCAAAACAATCCAAAACAAACGTTTCCCACACAACGCCGATTTTCCCCAGTGCGGTATTTACGTCGGGGTCTATTGCTCCGCCTGCAAATTTTTTCAAGCTGAACGTTACACCGGGGATATCGGCAACAACTTCAAGTGTGATCATGCTCGAACTTTCCCCCGACCATTTTGCCGTAAGCGGTATTTCGTCGGCTTCCACATCGCCGGTTTTGGCAGGCATATTTAAAACACTGTCAACGGCAGTTTTAATCGCCGCTAAAATCGCTTGTGTGCCGTCCCCTTTTTTTACGGCAAATTCGGCAGCAATACCGCCGACATACACCGTGCCCGATCCGTTAGCCGTCGCCCCCTCCGACGGTTTGGCAACCGTAACGCCGATTGCACCTTTCGCCGCAACAGCCGAAGCTGCTTTTGCAAGCGGATAAATAGTTACGGGAAAATCGGCACTTTTTCCGTTTTGCGGAAAAAGCTGCAAAGCCGCAAGGTGCAGGGGGCTTCCATACCCGTATTTATCTCCGACGGCATTTGCGCTGCCTTCGATTTCAAATTTTTCCGCGCTAAACACAGCATCGTCGTTTCCTTGTCCGATAATTGCCAACCGCTGCGGAAGCATTGCCGCTTTGCCGGTATTGTAATTTTTGTATTCAACGCTTACACCGCATACACGGCTTACCGCCGTTGCTGAAAGTCCCATAACCAACTCCTTATATTTTTATTAAAACTTCGCCGGTCTTAGTAACCGTTTCAAAGTTAACACCCTCAATAACAACGCCCTCCGCTTGCGGCGAATCTTCGTAAAACGACACGGAAAACTCCATACGCGCAACCGTTACCGCAAGCGCACTTTCATCAAGATTTCCGGGACTGCCCGTTTTTATTCCGAGCAAATCCCTTTCAAGCACCACGCCGCGCATACCTAAGTATGCGTAATGTCCGCTCATTAGAATATTGCGCACAACGGCGGCGATACGCCATGCTTTTAACGCCGCCTGTTCGGTATCATTTCCGCCGGACTCAAAATTGCCGCATGCATAACAGTCCACAAAAAATGAAGCGACATACTTTTTTCGCCCGATCGCACTTCCGGCTTTTCCTTCCGCCTTGCGCGTTTCGTTTAAACAAATATTTACAAGCGGGAAGGGGCTTTCCCTTGCTTCGTTTTCCGTTAATTCCCACGGGCGGGTATTCTCCAAATATACCCCGACGTTAAAATCTTGCGCATTCGGACTGCCGGATTTTACTGCGATGTCATACTGATTGACGTATTCCGTTTTTAAAATGCCGGCAATCATATCGCGGATTTTTTCAGCGTTATCGTTTTTGTCCAAAAGGGTATGGATCACCGCATTCATTTTAAATCCGCCGACAAAATCAAGCGCCCGATCCCGATTGTTCTATCCGGCTCATAGCGCACGACATACAAACGATATTCCGTACTGGATAAATCCTGCAAAAGAACACGCCAGCCTTTTTGCGGCACTTCTTTCGTTTTCTTCGCAAGGGACGACAGCCGATAGGTTGTCGTTATCGTCCTGCCTTGTACCGGCGTGCCGGTTGTATCCAACAAATAGCCGATGTCACCGACGGAACCGGCTAATTCAAACCTGTTCCCCTTTTTGTCAAATAAAAAAAATCGGGAACCGCTCAAACTTGTATCTTCCAAAGTGAAAGACAAATCTTTTTCCGCAAGTTCCCGAATATTCATTTTTTACTTAACCCTGCAAATCATTTAAAACCGAAACGATTTCGTCTTTTGTTTTACTGTCGGTTTCTACGCCAACCAGCACGGCAAACTCTTTCACCTGTTCGTCGGTTGCCGCATCGGCACCTTTGACAAAATCCGCAACGGCAGCCTTCACCAGCGCCGCAATTTCGTCTTTCTTTTTCCCTTTTGTATCGATTTTCAAACCGACGGCGATTTTTTCAAGTGCTTCCTTTGACATTTTTTCAAACGCTTTGGCGGATGAGCCAGCCCCTTCGTTTTCGCCTGTAGAATCGGCGTCGGTTCCCGCATTGGTGATCATACCCTTTGCGACAGCCGTCGAAAATGCTTCTTTATTTCCGCCGAATACGGCGACGGAAATTTCATCTCCTTCGCCGTACATAATTCCATCTGCTGTAAAAGCAAACCCATTTTCTACAACATATTTACTCATTTTCCCCTTCCTTTATGCGATTGTCAGACAACCGAATTGATCAATCGAATACGGCCAACAAAGAGGGCGGCTTTTAATTTCGCCGATATACGATTCGTTTTTTGGTTCCCACCATACACGCGGACGAAAATCGTATTCGTTTCCGATTTGGATTTTACCGTCAAACAATTGCCCGAATATTTCATCAACTTTAATCGTCGGAATACCGCCGAACATTTTTCTAAAATCCAAATCTTCAACATCCGGCAAAAAGATGACTTTGTTGTCGTCAACGTATTTAATTTTTGTCTTTTTACCGAATTCGTTGTATCTCGCATTGTACATCCACAAGTCGTATCGGCCCGTTCCGATATCGATATAGCCCATATACTTGGCACCTTTATTTTTCAAGGAGGGATTAAGCATACCGAGCCGCAGTCCGTCTTGCTTTAATGCCGTTTGTACGGACGAATCCGCAATAAATTTTTCCCACGCGTTTTTCCCGAAAATCAAATTTGATACTTCGCAAAAACCGTCATCGCGGATAACGTCGGCAAGCGCAGTTATATCCTTTTGCACTGTTGCACCCGAAGTACCCCACGCAACTGCAGCTGTCGGAAAGTGCGAAGCCTTCGGCTTTAAATCAAGCTCATACGTCGCCTTTCCGTTTTCATCGGTCAGCGTAATTTTACCCGTCTGCAAAACCTGTGCGGCTTGCAATTCAACCGAATAGCGAATCATAGCCGTCATTTTCGTAAAACCGTCGATAAGGATTTTTGCGATCTTCCCAAGCCAATTTACTTTTTCGGCATACGCATTTTCACCGGGCATCCGTTTCATAAGCCGCGCGATGTTTGCGGGTTTTGCCAGTGCATAAACAGGAAACGGTATGGCATTGTTCTGAAATTCATCTTCGGCAAGCAGTACCGCGCCGGTACTCAAATCGCGGACGACAGGAGCAACATCTTCGCCGGTACGTGTAAAATCGTACTCGAATGTTTCTGCGTCAGTGAAAGAATCTGCGGTTACTTTAAAAAATGAAGACAAAAACCCCATCTTGTTGATGTTTGGTTTTTGATTAAACAGCTCTACAACTCTGGTAATAAAATTAGGCATCATAATTCAAACTCCTGAATAAATATTAAACCGGCGTAAAATTATTTTACGCCGGACACGTCGGTAACCTTTAAGGGTACGATCGCACACCCGCGCAGCATATCAAGCTGTTCTGCCGTCGCGGCATTCCCGTTAATCATCACTTTATCCGCACGTACCTTGCCGGAAATCAATGCACGGAACGGAACATCCGACGCCGACCCTTTTTCGTTTTCCACATCAAACGGAACAATCGCCGCAACCTTTTCGCTTGCGGGCGTCTTTAAAACCGCAAACTTTTCACCGTCCCGTTTTAAGTACGTGCCCGCTTTTATAACACCGTTTGCCGGTACAGCGGCCAAAACGCCGGTTTCAAATTCATTGTCGCCCAAAAGCAAAACGCTTGTATCGATCGTTTTTGTTTCCATTTTCATATAACAGCTCCTTATTCTTTCCCCAAAAAGCCTTTGTCAAATTCAGCCATCAACGCCTTTTCGTCGGCATCGCTTTCGGCCGCTTCCGTATGTACTGCCGGCGGATTATCCGCAAGCCGGTCTTGCACCTGCGCTTTTGTCATTGCAAAATCCATATAGGCAGCCTGCACGTCTTCGTCGGACACCGCTTTTCCTTCCTGTATAAACTTCGCGGCAAGCTCATGCGCGCCGCATTTTGCGGCAAGTTTCAAATGTGCATTAACCCGCGCCCTCTCTTTTTCCGTAGCCGCTTTTTCTCCCAAAGCAAAAACTTCGTCATAACACGCCGTATCTTTTGCTTTTAATTCGTCACCTTTCATATTTCCTCCGTTGGTTTGTATAGATTTGTTTGTATCATCCGTTTTGTTCTCAACTTTTTGTATTTGTAAAAGGGCCGCGGCTTTTTCAAGTGATGCGCCGCCGTCTTTTTCCGTATGTTTTTTTAATTCCTCATAACAATTTTTGATTTTTAATTTTGCATTAACGATAAGTGTATCGCGGTTTTCAGGTACGGTATCTTCATTTTCCGGTACGGCAATTTTTTCAAATTCATTTGCAAATCCGTTTTCGCAAATTTCGTCGCCGACAAAAAACGTCGTTTCGTCCATAAGATCGCGCACAACTTTTTCCGTCTTTTTGGATACGGTTTGATACACACCGCACAAAACACCGGCAAGCTGTTTTAAATACCCCGCCGTTTTTTCAAAATCTTTATAATCGCCGTATCCAATCGTATAAGGATTGTGGATCATAAAGATAGAATTGTCCGACACTTTTACGACCGCACTGTCATCAACCGTCCGAGCCGCAAGCGCTATATAGCTTGCCATACTTGCCGCAAGTCCGTTTATTCTGACGGATACGGTATGCGTCTTTGCCGCTTCGCGGACTGCGTTAAAAATCGCAATGCCCTCATACACATCGCCGCCGGGACTGTTGATCACAAGATCTATGCTTTCGCCGTCTTTAAGGTGTGTGAGCTCATCTTCTATTTGTTTTGCGGTAATACCGTTCCAATCACCGATATATTTATCTATCGCAATTTTCATAATTTTATATCTTACCTTTCTAAATCTAAAAAGCTATTAACTTTTAAAATTAAAAAATTCATCCTAACGGATAAAAAACGCGTAACGATTTTACCTTTCCGTATTTTACCGTTTGTGAATTTTCAAGCGGATCCCAGTCGGGAAGCCGAAAATGGACTCTACCGTTGCATTCCCAACACTCAACAACCGCTTCGCCTTGTTTTACTTTGTATTCGGGATTTTCTTTTTTGACATCGCATTTCCAGCCGGACAAATACGTCAAAAATTTTGCAGGCTCCAAAACATAAAAATTATCACCTTGTGAATAATTTTTTTCATTTACGCGGATGAATTTATTATCGATACCGGCTTGCAATGCGGATTGAGGATCGAGTTCCGCTTTTAAAATTCTTTCCGCAATTTTAATAATGCAAAAACCATAGCATCCGTTATTTCCCGCAGCCAGAAAAAACGATTGAATTCCTTTTTTCATAAAAAAATCCCTCTTGTATTTTATTTATACAAGAGGGATTTTTGAAAAGCTATTAACTTTTATAAAAAAGAGGGGAGCGTACCACTCTACTGTTTTATTGTTTTGTAAAGAAATAAATGTAAGAGAATATTTTATCTGTCTAAAAAATTAAAAACCCAACAACATTCTTTTCTTTTGATCAAAATCTTCCTGTGTTATTATTCCATCATCAAGTAGCTTCTTATATTTTCGCAATTCCTCTGCCGGATCGGTAGATGTTGATGTTTCTGGTTTGGATTGATTTTTTGGCTCACTGTCTTTATTTTTTATCGCATCTACAATAACGCTCGAATTAGCAACGGTGTTGTATTCATATTTTGTCGTTCCCTCCGTGATAGTCAATTTCATCGCCGCAAGCCCAGAAACTGCACAGCCTGATATTTTCGATAACGGAATCACTACCTTGTCAGCACTAAAGGTCTTATTAAAAACTACTGAATAAAAATTATCACTGGTAACAGCTATTCCACCTGCACCGGATTTTCCCATACACGAAGTTACCGCATTTATAGTTTCATTATCCGAAATCATGTTAGATAAATTTACATAAACCGGCTTCAAAAGAAAACTAGGTTTTACCCCCAATTCTTTTATTCTGATTTCAAATTTCGTATAATCCATAAGAATAACACCCCATATAAATGTTATTATATCACATAACCCCGTAATATTCCACGTATTAACTTGCTCCGGAGCAAATAAAAAATGCGTAACCGGCTTATAACCGATTACGCATTACAACCCCGAATCATTCGTCGAAAATTATTTTGCCCGTTTTCCCGGCTTCGCGCGTTTTAAAAAACGCTCATAATCGGACTCGGTAAAAACATAAATTTTTCGCCGGTCTTCACCGACAAAATCGACATCATTTTTTGCCGCCCACCGTGAAACCGTTTGTACTTCACATCCGCACCGTGTCGCAATATCTTTGGATGTCAATAATCTTTTTCCCATAGTTAAGCGCCCTTGATTATCCGCACCAAAAAATAAATGGCATACACGGCAATAAAACCGTAAAACAATAATTTAAACTGTTTGCTCATATTGACCCCTTTATAAAAAACATATAGTATAAAGGCGGGGAGTGATCCCCGCCCGCACTTATTTAAGTGCTTCGATCAAAGCGGCAACCGCCGCGAGTGCTGTGGATATTGCTACTATCCACTCCGTAACACTCGGCGATTGCCGTTTTTTCTTTTTTGGCGGATCCATATCGCACCTCCTTATCTTTAAGATAGTTATATTATACATCTTGTTGTATAATATGTCAAGCGTTTTTTCAAAAAAAATTCTTTTTTTTGATATTTTTTATAAAAAAAAGACGGGGTGTATACCCCGTCCAAAAATAAAACATAGTAATAATTATTGCCGCCGTCTGTATTCAATATATAAATGCGCTGCAATGCAAACTGCCCCGAGAAGGGCAAAAATGATCGCGCCTTTGAATCGCACAAAACCGGCAATTGCAAAAATGATAATACCGCTCCAAAGGCAGATCAGCGATATAAGCCATTGTTTTTTACTGTCCTTATTTGTAACAATAAAATACGACGCAAATCCGCCTCCCCCGAACAGCAATATGGCTCCGATTAAATCGATAACCCAATCCACACCGTACCCCATCACAAAAGCGCCGATCAAAATCAGCACAAATGTAATTATCCAAACCGTTTTCTTTTTCATACATACCCCCTTAAAAATTTATGTTTTTGCCTTTTGCTCCAATTCTTTTAAATTAAAAAAAACGGGAATACCGAGTAATTTTGCAATAAACAATTCCGTTTTTACACCTTTCGATTTTTCGTAATTTTTTAAAACGATAACATGTGTGCAGTACACCAATTCCGCAATACAGACGCGCATATAATCTTTCCATTCCGGTATCTCATTCGTTTGTTTGATACGCGATATTTCGTCAAAATACATATCGACACGTTTTCCCAATGTAATCGGATTGATTATTTTCAAATACACTTTGTTGTGAAAAATTCTGTTTAACTCATTCTCCATGTGAAAAAACGCATCCGCATTATTATTTTTAATTCCCGTAATCGGGCCGGAAATATAAATAATCATTTTTCTTTTGCCATTTGTAACTTATTCAATTTATCAAAATATGCTTCGATCGCATCTATTTCGATTTTGTATTCGGCTATCTTTTGCCAATACCAAAGAGGCATGCTTACCGTTCCCGTTTTTTCGTCGTATGTTACCGCTTCGGGATCGGGAAAGAGAGGAAAGGAAATATCGTGAACATCATAAATGTATTCGATTTTATGATTTGTGGCGCAATTTGTTATTGATAGCATCGAACTTATCGCGACTATTACTAAAACCGGCAAGATTATTTTTCTCATCTTTTGCATGTTGCGAAACCTCTCTTTTTATTTTTGCCTTTTCATTTTCATAAAACTTTCTATCCGCTTCTTTGCGCGCTGCATCTTGTGCAATTTCGCGTTCGATTTTCGCTCTCCCGTTTTTCCACCCTAAAACAAAGCATATCACGGCAATTGCAAGGAACAGCATAAAAATAATAATAACAATATATATCACTTTGCGACCTCCCATTAATTTTCAAACTTGCCCTGCGGCAAGTTTTGACCGAAACGGATGTCGCGGATTTTATCGAGCCAAATAGAAAAATATACCGGCATAAAAATAGCGGCAATTGTAATACCGGAATAAATAATATCGTCTATTTCAAGCTGTATAACACCGAACCCCTTACAAATCGTTAAGACGATAACCCATACCGCCGCAAAAATTTGTGCCGCCAAAGAATATTGCTTTGCGCCTGCTTTCTTTTTGGCAATTTCCGTTAAAACCGTTTCTTCTTCGTTCATAATTTTACCCCTTAAATTTTCCGATCAGGTAAGCAACGATTGCCGTAACGATAACCGACAAAGCAACCCAGCCGATTTTTTTTAATAAGCTGAATGCCGCTTTTGCATTTTTGTTTTCCAGCTCACCAATCCGTGTATTCGTTTTTTCTTTCCATTCCAACAAGCGATCGATTTTTCCTGCAACGCTTTCAGTATTACGCTCATCAAGTAAATTCAATTTTTCTTGTTCGTGTTTCCATTCGATAATTTCTTCAATCCTTTTATCCCAGCCCGACAATTTTGCATTCATATTTTCCAGCATAACAAAAAAACTTTTCCTGTCTGCAAGTTCGCCGCTTATTTTTTCAAAAGCCTTTTCTTGTTTATCGAATCTTTTCACGAGTTCTTCCATTTGTACTTTAAATCGTGCATCGTTTTCGATACTTTCTTTTTTCCATTGATACAGCTGAATCAACATCTCCTTTTGTGTCATCAGCGAAACATCTGCCGTGTCCATATTTACAGTGCTCCTAATTTCTCTTTTTCTTCTTCCGTCAAATAGGCGGGTTTGCCGTTATTATCTTCATCGATTGCCGAAACAAAACCGAGCCGCTTCATAAGTTCGCGTTCTTGTGCAATCTTATACTGCACGCTCTTAAAACTCATACCGCTGAATTTGCGTGCCACCGAATCAAAGGTAATAACACCCAATGAAAGAAGCGTCCGCATAGCATTCGCTTCTTTTTGAATATCAACACTCGGTCGTGATATGCTTGACCATTCGCATTTTAACCAAGCTCCGCGCAACTGCCATAACGACGGTACAAAGGCGATTTGTTTAAAGTCAGGAATGTCCAGTTGTCCGCGTAAAACGGATTGTATGATAAATTCGGAATAGATAATCTGGCAAAAATCTTTCGCATTTTTAAATGCACGGTATTTTAAAAATATATCCAGCTCGTTATTCGCTTGCCGCGAAGCGGAATAACTTGAATCGAATTTAAGCATAACGATTTCAGGCGGTATTTCATTTGTCCAGCAAATCGCTGAAATGATTGCTTCTTCAAAGGTTTTAAAATTAACGTTCGGACGGTTTGTATTGAAACTTACCGGTTCTTCTCCCGGCGCCAATCCGTCGAGAACTGTACCGGGTGTCATCGGTAGCGTCGCCGGCACGCCGCCTATTTTGCAGTCAACGGCTGCCGGAGTTCCTACCGCAGGTGTCGTCCGTGTCATGTTTAAAAGCGGGTTTGTCCCGATCGACGTTGTGGCGGCCTTTTTTATAAACAACGGCAAAAGCGCGTTGACGACCGCAGCCCGTACCTCCGCATCGCGGTACCGGTCAAGGTCTTTCATCATGTACAATGCATTCGCCAAAAGCGGTATACCGCGAACCTCGTTTAAAAGTTTGTCGCCGCCGTACACCATCCAGCTGATCTGCCTGCCGGACTTTTCGCCGAACACGGGAATTCGAGTATGTTTTATTTCGTCGCCTATAACTTCGCGTACCCAATAGGCAACATGCCGCCCTTGCTTGTTTAATTCAACGCCATGAATAATCCGGTTCTCATTTTTAGGCGTATAGTCAAGCGGCGTCATAATGTCGTTGCCGTTAATCCAATCCCAGCACGGCAAACCCGTTTGTCCGTTAATTCGCGCAACAACAATCCCGTCCCCGCATAACATCGCTTCCAATCTGACTTGATTTTGAAATTCCCCGAATGTAAGCTGCTTTTTGTAATCGAAAACATTGTAGTCTGCCGCATATAAACCGAACGCTTCGCTCATACTTTCGGCGTACTGTACCGCAAGTTTTTCCCGTTCGTCCACCTCTTTATTCGGCCAAATAATAGAGCTTAGCGGGGTAGGCTCCGGCATCATACCCGTGAAAATTTCGTTGCGTAAAATCCGCTTGACAATACCCGCCGCATACAGGTTTTCCGTGAACAATTGCAACGAGCGTTTGCGCAGTGTAAAATAATCGACACCGTACCCCCAAAGATAATCCCTCGTCGGGCCGAAACTTGCCGGGTATTTATCCCCGTCGAAAACATCCTGTACAATATCGCGTACGAAATACGCCAATGCCGCTTCTTGTTTTATTTCAGGAATTTTGGACGGCATAATACTTGTATCGTTTATGTTTACCATGGAAGCACCCTCACAGCTCCGCCGGTAGAACGAACGCGGCTTTCTAAAATTGCAATCTGATTTAATAAATCTTTTTGTCTTATGTATAAACTCGACAAGTCGGAACGTTTTACCGTCTGCCGATCCTGTCCGGTATCAATCGTGTATTCCTGCACACCGCCGGCGGAAATCGATTGTTGTGTAAAATACAAAATCGCCTTTTCGATTTCATGCAAAAGTCTGCGTGCATTTAACAATTCATCTTGCCAAAACTGTAACGGTGTTTCGTTTTTAAAATTAGGGTCTAACAATGCCATACGTTAATTATAAAAAGCAAAAACAAAAAAGCTATTAACCGGATATAAAAAAATACTTGACAAATTGTAATTTATATATTACAATTTGATTATAATGAAGATACGGAAAACACAAATATTTGAAACATGGCTTACAAAAATAAAAGATAATAAAACACAAGCCATTATAAACATGCACGTGGACCGTCTTTCGAAAGGCTATAGCTGTGATTGTAAACCTGTCGGAAAAGGTATTTCCGAATTACGAATTCATTATAGCAAAGGGTTTCGTATTTACTATAAAAAACAAAACCAGGAGATTATCATTTTACTTTGTGCCGGCGACAAATCGACACAAGAAAAAGATATACAACAGGCATACAAAATAGCAATGGAGGTTGTAAAAGATGAAAGTAACTGATTGGGACATGGCGGATTATATAAAAACCCCCGAAGATGTTATACTCTATTTGTCTACCGCCCTCGAAGAAGGGGAACCCGTTGACGTTATCAATGTAATAGGTGCAATAGCCCGTTCCAAAGGAATGACAAAACTTGCAAAAGAAATAGGGGTTACACGCGAAGCACTTTATACTTCTTTATCAGAAAAGGGCAATCCGTCATTTATAACGGTTCTTAATGTATTGCGCTCAATGGGTATTGTTTTAAAGGCACAAAAAACACCTGTACAAATAAAACAAACAGCAACCACTGCAATAGCATAAATCTTACGGCTCAATAAACACACCTTCTTTTGCCGCCTGCCAAAAGTTTGCCCAACTCAAGCCGGGCAAGCCCAAAGCATCACGGCAATAGGCATCGGCAAATATTTCTAATGCAGCCATATTATAGCCGTAGGTATCGAACGCATGATTATCCGCGCCGGGACGCTGCTTCCAGATTGTTTTTTGATATTTATTCGTTTGCTTTTCAATGATATCGACCTTTGTTTCGGCTTCGAACATTTTAAAATAATCATCTCTAAAATCATCGGGAAAATTCGGGTACCAGTCCGGCTGAAACTGTCCCTCATTCCACAGCGAAACGCTCATGCTGTTGCTTATGCGGTCTTTCATTTTAGTCGTATTGATATGATAGGCAAGCGGCAAACCTATCCGCTGTAACGTGCTCTTATCGAATACGCGGTATGTTTCGCCGGCTTTAATGTATTCGGCCCCTTTACACGGATAAACACCGGCATAGTGCCTTCCTGCAAACGCATACACATAATCGGTGTAACGCCCCGAATCTACAAGCGTTATCATAATCTTATATACCTTGCCGTCATCACCGATAAAGCGCGTGGTTTCGATGTATTTATCCAATTCGTCCCACGGGCCGTTAAAATCTTCCGTGTCTCCTTCAATGCTGAAAAAATCAAGCGTCCATGTTACACCGTTATTTGAATAGCCTTTAACGTCTACAAACAAGTTCCGTTTCTGCACGTCAACCGAACAGCACACAATCAACACCGGCGAACCCGAATCGCGCACCGCCAAATCATTTGGGATTTTTCTGCGTACAAAACCGGCACGGCGGAACTGTACCGCCCGTTCATAACGAATCTGCTTGCCCATTTCTTCAAATGTCAAACCCTGCTTCGTATTGCGGAACGTCCGATATTTTTCTTTGTCGCGTACACGGTTGTTTTTTATATCCCAGCATTCCGCCCATGCAACAACCATATCTTCCCAGCTGTACATACCCGGCGGATTATATAACGGCGACAAATGGAACGACACTGTAAAAGGATTGATCGCTTCACCAGTCGCACACCATTCACCCTTTTTAATAATTGCAGCTTTATCATAATTTTTCATCAACCCGCCGCAATGCTTACATTTATACGCGACCGTTTCCAACTTCGGATTAAAATCATCATCATTTTCCCAAACAATGCCGTATTCGGTTCCGTCATCGTTTTTCCCGTGCCAAACAAGCTCCTGCATCTTTCCGCAATGCTTACACGGTACAAAATACTTTTGCCGATCGCCTCTTTCGTACAGCTTTTCAATTTTACTTGTTTGCTTTACAAGCGGTGTGCTTGCCCAAAAAATTTTTCGTTTCGTCGAGTATGCATCCGTTCGGTTTCGCACCAAATCTTCAACCGTTCCCTCTTTTTTTATCGAATCGGGAAAAGCATCCACTTCATCCGCCATGATTACACGGTAGCTCATACTTCGAAAGCGGGCAGGGGCACGGCTGCCGAAGCAGTGTAAATACCCACCCGGATACTCCTTCGAAAAGGCTGTATCACCGGTATCTCTGCTTCCTTTCTGTTTTCTATTCTGCGAAAAAATCAAATCACGTGCACCGGCATTATCTATCATCTTTTCGATTTTTGTTTGCATAGACGTTTTCATCAATCCTGCATCTGCCGTGATATAGGCTTGTGCCGTCGGGTTCGCCATAATGTTATATAAGATTACCGTTTCAATAACGGCCGTCGTACCGCCCAGTTGATTACCTTTCATCAACACAACTTCTTTAACCGGATTATCCGGTGCCAAACAATCGACAATCTTTTTAAAATAAGGGAAACGTTCCCAGCTGAATCGTCCGGGAAAAGGCGTAAGGTCTGCCGGTAAATACCGCACTCGCTCCGCAAATGCCGACGGTAATTCATACACCTGCTTTTCCGTCAAAGCTCCGAATCGTTCAATGAGAAAATCGATATCGCTTACTTCGTATTCGACTGCTTGCATCAGAGTAAAACCTCTCCGCCGGAAAATTCAAACAAGCTGCCTTGCGCACAATGATCTTTAAAACGTTTTTCTTGTTCTTCAAAATATTCCCTATCGATTTCCGTTCCGATAAAATCAAACCCCATGTCATAGGCAGCAATTCTACTTGACCCCGAACCCAAATGCGTATCTAAAATTGTATCCCCTGCTTTTGCATAGTGTAATAAAATCCATTTATAAAGCGCTATAGGTTTTTGATGCGGATGGATACGTTCTTCCTTATGTTTCATATTCCCCTGCAACATACCATTCCATCTAAAAGTAAATTTTCTTACAGCAGAGGTAAAACTTGTATACGCCAATTCGCAATCTGCAAAATCGGTTCCGCCGTTATCTTTATCCCATACAAGCCAGCAAGAACTTCTGTAGGGAATGAGATCAATAAAATGATTTGCTCCCCATATTATTTGATTTTTTGATACTCGTTTTAATTCTTCAAAATACTCAACGCCGGGAGGCTCTCTATCTTCGCCAAAAATAGGATGATAATCTTTAGCCTTTACTAAATGTCCCCTGCTTTTATTTTTTTTACCGCTTTCACCAATCCCATACGGCGGATCAACAATAGCAAGGTTAAACTGTTTGTCGCTGCATCTTCTCATATAATCCATGCAGTCCATATTAAAAGTTTCGTTAGTCATCTTTTTCAGCCTCTAATTCATTTTTAATTTCTTGCTTTAATTCCGCCAACGTATAAGCCGTATCGTCTTCATGGTATTTATGTTTCAATCCATTCAGTTCGTTTATTACTTGTTCTTTTGCATTTGCAATTATTTTTGATAATCCGGTTTTCATTGTTTCAACAACGGTATGTCGTGCCGTTTCTTTGTCTGCAAGCACTCGCGCAACAATATCATCAGCCGTACTCTCAGGATATTCCAAAATCTGGATCATCAAATTATCCACATACTGAAAAATTCTTGAAACAACAAAATCTTTATCAACAAGCGTTAAACGGCGTTCTTTAATGCGCTGCTCTTTTTCCGCCGACTCTACGAGGATTTTTAATATTTTTGCATGCTTTTCCAGCGGTAAAATCCCGCTATATCGCATTACCAATTCTTTTAGGGTTAAGTCTAATAATTCCGCCGGTACGCCTATAGCGCTTGCCGCAACAGGATCGGAAAAATTTTTATATAAGCCTTTAGACTGTATGTCGCTTTTTTCTTTCGCGATTATAGTATTAGTTGTTGCTTGTATTTCTTCCCACCGTCGCCGCTTCGCAGACAAATAGCCTGCATTCACCGGATTTTCGGTATCCAGCTTGCCCGCAGAGTTCTGTATAAGTGTTCCTTTTTTTATTTTGGCGAATATAGACTGCCGGGTAACCCCCGCTTGTCGTGCAAATTCAGCCGGTAATACTTCCATACGATTAATGTAAAAGGCTTACAGTAAAAAAGCTATTAACCAGTCAAATAAATGTAAGTCAAACAATAAAACTTACAGACATTTTACAGATCGCACTCGTCGCCGAATAATTGCACCGGGGTATACCCCCTGACAGTACCTACTACAATTCAGACAAATAAATCCTTTACCAACCACAAAAAGTAAACCAAATTACATTACTTTAGCTGAGTTTTTTATAACAAAAAAATTATTTTACATTCATATTTTTTTATTATACTTTCTTTACTAAAAGTAATGTAATTTGCTTTACCGGTAAAGTAATAAAAAATCTATATAATTCTATGTATAATATAGAATTACATAGATTTTGCAATTGAAACATTATAAAAAACACAAAAATGAAAAAAAAATTTAAAAACCGATTTTTTTCATTTTTAAGGAAAATAACAATAAGAATACATATAACTCACAGAAAAAGAGTATTTGCTGCCTGTTTTCCGCTTTTCGGAAGACTTTGCAATAAGAGCTCCAAAGAGCGACGGCTATAATAATCAACCATAGCGGTAGAAGTATGACCGGTATAGTTTTTCAAATCTTCCGCCGACATTTCACGCCGCATACGAGAGATATAGGTATAACGTAAAGAATGCGGCACCAACTTCCGCCCATCCGTCGCCGCAAGTCGTTTAATTCCTTTACCACGTGGAATAAAACCTGTTTTTTGTAATGCCCTATAAAAGACATCCCTTGCATATTCCCCTCGAATAGGATTTCCGTTTTGCGAAAAGCAATAGTCATCGGCGTATAAAGCGTTATCGGTTATCCATTTTTGTACTTTTTCCAGTGTTATATCAGGCAAATACACAATACGCAGCTTCGGCTTATCTACCGATCCGCATTTATTATAAACCGTCCGATCACCGTTTTTTTTGCAAAATCCGTCAATAATCATAATTTTTTGATCAAAAATCAGCTGTTTTACCTTTACAGCCCTGATTTCCCCCAGTCGCATCCCCGCAGACAGGCAAAGCAAAAAAAACAGATACATCATTTCACTCGGAAAATTTTCTTTTTTGAACAAAATTTCGATTTCATTTGTAGTAAAAATATCCGCTTTTTTAGAATGTCGCACAAATGTTTGAAAATTAGGCTTTACAACGGCACAATCAAACCAAATTGCTTCTTGAAATATTTCGGAAAATGCTGACAGATAAGAATTTTTCCAGCTACCGGAGCGATTGACTGTGAATAAGTAGCTCATTATTTCTTTCGGCTTTAATTCGGTGATATTATAATTACCCCATTTTCGTACTATTTGCTCGATATATCCACGCATGGCTTGCAAGGTTTCTGTGACAACTGATAAGCCCAATTGTTCACGCCGCGATACATGCTCACTACCGGGTAAAAACATATTTTTAGCGATGGTTTTGATTTTTGTATTGTATGCGACGGGCCGCGCGTCCAAAGAGGGGAGTGTACGGATATAGGATTCGGCCATCGAGCGATTTGTACAGTTTTTGCAAACCTTTTGTATTTGCTTTCCATTTTGTCGGTAATAATAATACCACTTATGTATCTTTTTACCGCCGACAATTCTCGATTTTTTGAAAACATGATAGTCCATATACAAACCTCGAATTGACTTTTTATTGACTTTTTAAAAAGTCGCAAAAAGCCCTGTGTTCGATAAGTCTATATATAGCAAGGAATTAGCAGTCGGGCAAGGCGGATTTGAACCGCCGACCTCTTGGTCCCGAACCAAGCGCGCTACCAACTGCGCTATTGCCCGTTCGTCGGTTTTTCCGGCGTAAAAAAATAGGGCTGTTCAAAAACTGAAGTTTTGAACAGCTTCCTTGTTACGGGAGCGACGGGGCTCGAACCCGTGGTCTCCGGCGTGACAGGCCAGCGCGATAACCAGCTTCGCTACGCCCCCGTGGTTATACACTATAGCATATTTTTATTTTTTATGTCAAGTATCGCGAAAAAATATTGTAGAAAAAATATATGCCGCGAAAAAATGCGGACGATTTTTAAAAGCCTTTGTAAACAAAATCGTTGCGGCGTGAGTTTCAAGCGGCCTCCGATAGGGAGCGATCATCAAAAAAATATTTCAAATTATCGTTTTCAGTGCGTTGCAGATTGCTGTTTTTTTTAGTTGCTAAAACATATTGACAAAAGGCGGCGATGGGTGTATATTTATTTTAGTAGCTAAAATATTTTAACGGGAAGTCATAAAAACGGACGGAACGATGAACGACATACAAAGCTTTATGGAGCTTACGGCGAAGATTCAATACCGGATCAATGCCAACGATAAAAAACCGAAGCGCTTCGGCACCGCTCACCTGCTTTATCAGAGCGAAATACATTTTATAGAGGCGATAGGTTTGTCGGACGGATACAGCGCATCGGAGCTTTCTGAAAAACTCGGCATTACAAACGGTGCGGTAACGCAGGTTTCCGATAAATTGCTGAAAAAAAAATTGATAAAAAAATATAAAAAAAAGGGGAATAAAAAAGCCGTCTATATTACATTGACGAAAGAAGGAGTGCGTGCGTATAAAAACCACGAAAAATTTCACGACGGTTTTAATAAAAAAATTACGGCGTATTTAAGTTCGCTTTCGAAAAAAGAATTTTCGGCGATAGTGCGCTTAGCGGAATTGGTAAACGAAAACATACCCGATTTCGATACAACGGAGGATATCGTATGAAAGCCGTCGTAATCGTATTCAGTCCTGCGGGACATACGCTCGCCGCCGCACGGATGATCCGAGAAAGT